GTGTTCTCGGCCAAGGTTTCCAAGTTCGGGAATCGCATGGACAGGTAGTAGGCGACGTCGGCGGACGCGAACACGATGGCCTGATTCATGGCCGCGCCGGGGTTGTGGTCGATCCGGAGTCCGGCCCCGACGGCGGAAATCCAGTTCGTCACCTGATCGACGCTGCACGAGTTGGGGATGGACATCGCACCGACCCTCTGGTCGCTCCAGAGTCCGCTGTACGCCATCGGTACAAAACAAGGAAGGCCGGGTAGCAACTTTGCTACCCGGCCTTCTCAGTTCATGCTACCAGTTCCCGCCTCGCACCGCGTTCCGTGATCGGCAACTTGGCCTGCCGTCGCCGTTCGGCCTCCTCGGCCCGCTTCCGCTGGAACTTGCGGATGGCGTCCGCGTCCCACGCCAGCCGCTCGGCGGCAATGCGGGTTCCCAAGACGACTTCCGTCTCGCGTTCCGTCACGGTTCTCTGCATTGTCTCCATGATGGCCCTCCTGCGGTGCAACTGTCTGTCTAGTGTACTGTACACCCCGCTCGGGATGCTACTGCCCGAACGCACACGGTAACTTCATGATACCGGTGCGAACGAGTAGGTTCACCCCAGAGCAATCGGCGAACCGACAACTATTGTCCCTGCTTGCTAAGACCTGTCAGTTCTGCGATCTTTTCCACCACAACCACGCGGGGGGCCGTCAGCACCTTGGCGACATGGAGGCCGTGGTAGACGGTGCCGATGTTGACGAGAGGCAGGACGACCCAACTGATTGCCAGCACGAAGGAAGACCACAGACGGCAATACTCCGAATAATCGCCGCCGTGCTTTTCGTGCTCCTTCCACAGCCTCGACGATCCCCATCGGCACAGGGCAAAGGCGGTCAGCGACGAGATCAGGAAGCACGCGGCGTAGATGCCGCTCTCGATGGCCATCCACCGCAGCCACTCCTCCACCAACTTCGGCGTCTCGTCGCTGACAAAGTCCGCCCCCGTCTTCAACCGCGACTCCAGACTGTCGAGATAGCCGATCAGTTTGCTCTTCAGTTGTTCGTCCACGCGGTCACTCCGGTTGGTGTTTCCGGAGTATTCTATTCCAGTTTCTGGACACGAAAAAACCGCCGACAGGATTCCGATCCTGCCGACGGCCCCCACGGACGAATCCGTTGCTTTTATTGTATCAGGCCACCGACTTGCGGCTCTTCTTTTTGGCCACATCGACCTCTTCTTCCTCGTCCTCCTGGCTCGGGTCGAACACCTCGTCGGCCAGCGCCTTGGTGAGCTTGATGCGGGCCACCGTCGGCGGATACCAGTACCCCTTCTTGGCGATCATCTTCGCCTTCTCGTAGGTGTACCGGTCCAGTCGCGGCACCACGATCCCTTGGACGTCGTCGTTGACGTGGGCCTCGTCCCACTCGATCACCTGTTTCATCGCGTCCAGGGCTTCGTCGATCGGGATGTCCTCGCCGGTCAGTTCGCCGTACCGGTCGCGGGGCAGCATGTCGAAGAACCGCTCCAGACTCTGCCGGCCCGTCCCGCACGCCATCATCCGCCGCAGCAGGCTGCTCATCCCCGTCGGCCGCGTCGGCCGCGTACCGGCCACGCACTGCAACATCGCCTCCTTCTCTTCCCGGTACGGGTCGTCGTACCGCCAGTCGCGGACCGGCCAGTCCTGCACGCGACGCAGCACGTCGGCCGGCAGCGAGTCCGCGTCCAGAATCGGGTCCGCCACCGGGCTGACCGGCTCGACCCCCGTCACCACCTTGGCGGACGATTTGACCGGGGTCTTCACATCCGGCTTCGCCTGTTCCGTCTTGGCCGGTTCGACCTTGGCCTCCGGCTTCGTCGCGTCTTCCTTCGCCATTGCTCGACTCCCTGAGTGAAAAAAAAGAACCCGGCTCAGCACCGGGTCCGAGCCTACTGGATTGTACCACCCCGACGCGCCCGCATCACGGGCAGGTGTTGACGATGAAGAAGGCGTTGGGCACCTGCAACTTCGGGGCGAAGGTGTCGAACCCGACGTCGATGATCTGCGGGAACCCGCCGACCATGTCCGGGTAAGCGTACCGGCCCATCCCCGTCACCGTCTCCCAGTTCTTCATCACGTCCATCGCACTGCCGGCGATGTTCCACGACTTCGGCACGAGGGTAGTCCCCTGGAACATGGCATACGTCTGCCGGCTGATCTCCGGCATGAAGGTGACGTAGTCCTGACGGAAGATCTCGTTGTACGCCCCCGTCGTGCCGTCCTCGCTCGGGGCCTGCCAGAAGGCGTTCTGAACCGGGATCCATTCGAGGCCGAGGAACCCGTTCGGAATCCGCCCCTCCTTGGTCAGGGCGTGCCGCTGTTCCGTGTCGAACGGGAACAGCGAGTTGACCAGGTCGTTCTGGCTGATGTACCCGGCGATGTTCTGCCCGTACAGGGCGTACTTGATCGGGTATCCGCCGCCCCGCTGCTCGGACAGCTTCTTGATGGTGTTGATCTGGGTGATCAGGTCGGTCGTCCGCAGCGACCACGGCGAGGACACCACGATGCCGCCCGGACTGTTGACGTCCGTCACGGTTCCCGTGTTGGCCGTCGGGATCCCCTGGTCGAACGTGTTGACCGCGTTGGTCGCCGAGGTGAGCAGGTTGTTGTTGGCGTCCCACCACACCTTGCCCTGGCTCAGGGACATGCCGACGCACGCGATCCGCGTGTTCTCGAACGTCTGCCGGAACTGCTCGCCCTGGTACTCGATCAGGCTGACCGCGTACTTGAACTGCGGGGTGTACTCGGCGAACTCCCGCAACTGCTGCGTCAGTTCTTGGTCGAACACCTGCTGGGTGCCGATCGAGAACAGCCGCACGCTCGTCTGGCTCAGCGGGGCCTTCGGCTGCTGGACGTTCGGGCCGCCCGTGAACGGCCGCCGCTTGGCCACCTGACGGGTGCCGTACAGGTTGATGTACTGCGCCTTGTCGCCGGGGATGTCCACCGTGGTGGTGAACAATTTCTCCGGCATCGGGTTCGGGATGCCCGGCTTCGTCAGCATGACCGTATCGGTCAGCGAAGTCCAGGACAGGATCTGGTCAATGTTGTTCGCCATCGTCGGTCTCTCCGGGCAAGCCTAATGGGGTGTACTGGGTGGCGTCGGGAGGCGGCCAACGGACCAGCCACCCCATGCGATTCGTTACTGCTGCGGGCCGACGACTCAGGACTGCGTGCCGGACCCGATGGAGTCGCTGAACGAGAACTTGTTGCCGGCCAGCGTGGACAACTGCGTCTTCAGCCACGCCTGGAGCGACGTGTCCGACGGGTAGTCGATGATCGCCGCCGTCCGGATCGCCCCCGCCATCGGGATCTGGCCCCAGTCCGTGTAGGTGTCGGTGATCAGGCTCATGTCCGACGGCCACGGCGGGATCTCGATGATCGACATCGGCGTGTTGTAGTCCACGCTGCTCACCCACGAGCCGGCCGCGAACGCCCCCTGCACCGCCGTCGTCACCGGCTGGACCACCGAGGAGGTGGACGAGGTCGGATACACGATCACCACCGCCGACGGCCACGTCTTCCCCGCGTACCCGGTCCCGGAGTACGTCAGCACGAAGCCCAAGTCGGTGTCGGTGGCCGAGATGGCCGTCGCCACGATACCGCCGGTCACGCCAGTCGCCGTGTCCAGAGCGGAGTTGATGGAAGCCAAGTAGGTCGCGTCCGTCGCCGACCACGCGATGTTGGCCGTCGTCACCCGCGTCGAGTCAGGCTTGGACACGTTGAGTTGAAGGTTGCCCCCGGTGGAGGCAATGTTCATCCGCACGTTCTCGACCTGGTTCGTCCCCAGTGCCGTGATCGTGATCGCACCCGTCGTGGTGTTGACCGCCGAGTAGGTGACAGTCCGCTGCTGAACCGTGCCGGCGGCGGCCTCCGGCCCCGTCAGCGTGAACGTGCCGGTCGAGCCGACCCGTCGCACCAACTCGGTCGCACCGGCCGCGTTGATCGTCAGCGTCGTGCCGGAACCCGTCAGGGCCGCCGAACTGGTGCCGATGATGAAGTTGGTGTACGCCTTGGTCGTCGAGTTCCAGGCCATTACGAGGCCGGTCCGCAGGATGCCGGTCCCGCTCGTATTCGTCACGTCGCGGGTGCCGGCCGTCAGCACAAAGCCGCCGCCCGGCTTGTAAACGCCCGCGCCGTTCATCCAGATCGTTTTGAACGTCACCAGGTCGCCGGTGACGGACCCCGGCATACCGAGGGGCAGTGGAGCAATCGCCATGTGTCAGTCCTCAGTCGCCAGGGGTTCCAGAACGGTTAGTTAGTGGATTCGCCGGATCAGCCCGGCCGCTTGACTTTCTTCCGGGCCTCTTCCAGCGAGATGCCCTGCTTCTGGGCCATCCGCCGCAGCATGTACTCCCCGTCCACCTCGGCGTTCTCACCCGCCGGGGCCGGCACCGCCGACGTCGGGGCCTTGATGCTCAGGTTCGCCGCCTGCCGCGTCCGCCGCTCGATCTCGGTGTGGCTGAACCGCCCATCGGGCAACTCCTCCCACGCCGAAATCTTGGCCGCGATCGGCGGCTCGTGGAACGTGAACTGCGAGTCGTAAAAGCGGTGGCTGTCCACCGACAGGTTCACCCGGTCCAGGTCCGCCAGAGCCGCGTCCCGCAACTCGACAGTGATCTTGCCCTTGACCGCAAGCTGGTTAATCCGGTCGCGGTACTTGTCCCGCTTGCTCGTCGCGTCCTGGGTGACGAACGCCGCGTGGGCCGGGACCGAGGGGGCGACCGACATCAGCACCGGCGGCGACGTGGCCGGCAGGTGGTCGGGCTTGTTCTTGCCCATCGCCCCCATGTCGTCCGTCCCCTTGCCGGCGAGGACCGTATTCACGTTCGCCTCGATGGCGTCCCGCAACTCTTTCATCGAGGCGAAGTCGCCCTCCGGCACCTCCACCCCGAACTTGGCAAACAGGCCGACAATGTCGTTCAGGTCCGCCATGCCGTCGTCCGGGGCATCGGCCGCCACATCGGCCACCACCGCATCGCCGTCCGGAGCCATGCCCTCGGCGACCACTTCTTCTTCTTCGTTGTGCATGCGCGTCACCCCGGTTCCGTAGGACAGCCAGACGGCCCCGGCGGCCTGTCTGGATAACAACGTTTGTCGGTACGCCGTGAATTTGGAAATCGGCGTCAGGCCGATCTGGATGGGCTGGGGCGTCGCGGCGATGTGCAGGGCACTGGCCCCCGGCCACTTGCGGCCCAACTGGTCCACATAGTCGTACACGATCGACGGACTCACCCACTTCAACTTCTCCGCCCGCCTGGCGTCCGTCGGGTCGTCCACCTGGGCCACCGCCACCGCCTCGCCGGTCGCCGCGTCGTACTCCCACCGGGCCGGGTTGGCGAACCACTCTTTGGCGATCCACTTGTCCCGGTTGTACTGGTCCGGCTTGGCCGACAAGTCGTGCATCCACGTCATGGGGCACGACAGACCGGCCGACAGTTGGGCGTTCCCGTTCTTAATAACCGAGGCGACGTCGGCCGCCGTGTACTCCACCCACCGGGGTTCGCCGGTAACGTGGCAGATCACACGGTATCGGCCGGGCTTGAACGCGGGAACACGAAGCGTCTCCATACGAGACACGGTTGTCGGTACGCCGGCCAGTTAAACACAGAGAGGAGAGTTAGATGCTACAGCCAAGGTTGCGGGGCGGGGTGCCGTATCAGGAGCCGGTCCGGTATACACCGGCGGACGGGGAAGTGATCCACGTCGGCCAGCACATGCTGTTTCTGGAGCCGACGTTCGTCAACAAGATGAACCGGTGGTACGACAAGGCCGTCAACGTGTGCCGCCCCGGCGACCCGGCCAACACCGGCACCCCGGCCACCGCCCGCGACCTCCGCAGCGTCGTCATGAAGTGCGTGTACGCGCCGCCCGACACCATCGGCCTCCGCATCGACCGGGGCCGCATCGGCTTCCGGCACGAGGACTTCCCCGACTACATCTTCATCGCCGTGCTGGAAGGGATCACCGCCACCCAGCCCGTCGGGCGATTGACATTCATCTCGATGGTGTACGAGCAGAAGCCGCCGGCCGACCGGGCCGTGGCCATGCCGCCGCTGCCGGTGCCGGACTGGCCGCCGCCGGACTGCCCGAAGACGGAGGCGATTACGAGGCTGGACCGGGCGAAGATCGCCTTGGACGTGTGGATCAACCAGTGTCCGGATCGGCACCCGAAACTGGACGAAGCGTATGCGACCCGGCGGACGGTCATCGTCGAAATGGACCGCCTGCTCCGCATCCCCGACGACGAGTTCTTCGCCCTGAGCGACGCGGACGAGGAGGACGGCATCTTCGACAATGATGATGGGCGTTGACCCGATAATCCGGCCACACCGAGGTGAAAAATGGCGGATATTTTCTGGTACGGCAACCAAGTTCCCAGGGCGGTCGAGTACGCCGTGACGGTGACGGCGGCGGCCGTTTCGGGCACGCTCACGGCCACGATCAACTCCAAGACGGAGACGTACACCTGCGTTTCGACCGACGCTTCGGCCGAGGCGCAGGGGGCGATCTTGGCCTTCCAGAACTCACCGATACCGGAATTCGGGCTGGTGACGTGGACGGTGAGCGGGGCGGTGATGGGGGCGGAGGGGCCGGCGGACGGCCGTCCCGTGACGATCACTTGGGGCAGTTCCGGCGGTACAACCACCAGCGGCGGCGGCTCCCCGTCGGTCACGAACACGTCGCCGTACAACTATGCGGACACGGCCAACTGGATCGGCGGGGCGCTGCCGGCCAACGGCGACCGGGCGGTGTTTCAGGGCAACGTCGCCTCGGTCCTGTACGGTCTGACGGCGAACACGTCCAACACCGTGACCCTGCTGATCGAGGCGTCGTACACCGGGTCCATCGGGCTGGCGGCGGTCAACGCCCTCGGCTTCCCGGAGTACCTGCCGACGCGGCTGGAGTTGGCCGGAACGGCACTGACGGTCACGTCGAACGGCCAATCCGTGTACCGCCTGAAGTCCACGGCGGCGTCGGCGGTCACGGTCATCTTCCGGGGCAACGACGCGACCGAGGTGTTCGACCTGACGGGCCTGCCGGCGTCGTCGGTCCTGCGTCAGTCGGGCGGCGGCATCGTGCTGTGCCCGGACGTGGGCGAGACCGGATCATTGGCGACCATCACGTCGTCGAACAACTTCTCGTTCCGCAGCGGTGCCGGCCTGACCATCACCACGGCCAGCTTTTACAACGGGACGGCCCTGATTTACGGGGCGTACACGACGATGACGCTGGACAACGGGGCGGCCGTAACCGTCTCGATGGCCGGGGCCGGGACGACGACCAACGTGTACTCGTCACTGTCTTGGAACTCGACCGGGACGCCCGGCACGCTGACCGTGGGGGCGACGGGTCAGGCCGACTTCTCGCCGGCCCCGTCCACCGTTGCCATCACGGCCGCTACCCTGCGTGAAGGAGCCACCTTCCTCGATCCGAACAAGGCGACCACCGGATACAACCTGACGGTCGTGGGTGACGAGTCGAAATGCACCATCGTGCTGGGTCAGAACCGCGTGTTTGCCATCACTTAAGATGTCGCCTCCGCGTGTGGCTGGCGTCTTGTCCCTCGCCACGGGGGAAGTCGAGATCAGAAGGGGATCTCGCTGTCGTCGGACTGAGTGGCGGAGGCCTGCGGTCGGCGCTGCTGCTGGGGTGCCTGCTGCCGTGGCTGCTCCTGCTCACCGCCCTCCTGCGAGTCGCCACCGTTGCCGCCAAGAAACTGAACGTCGGTCACGTCGATCTTGTGTTTGGACCGCTTTTCTCCTCCCGGCGACTGCCACTCATCGATCCGCAACTCGCCCTCGATTAGTACGGCATCTCCCTTCTTGACGTACTTGGTGATCACGTCCACCAAGTTCCTCTTTTGCTGTGGTGAATGCCACGCTTCTACGTCGATATAGAGCGTCCTCGGGTCGTTTTCCCACACGCCGGTTTGCGGGTTCTTTTTGCTGCGACCGACGGCCATGCGGAACTTGATGACGCTACTGCCGCTGCCCAGAACCTTCGGCCCCTCCGGCTCGGAGATCACTCGTCCAGCCAAGATCACCTTGTTCATTGAAGCTGCCACTACTTCCTCCTGGATTTTTCAGTAAGAGTTCTTTCAACACTCCACCCGGACCTAACCCTTCGTAAGATGCAGGGATATGATAACCCGGTGACTATCGACCACTCCATAATAGACCTAGTTTTTCCAAGAAAAGTCATCGATCTGGAGCACGACCTGTTTCTGTTCTGCTCCCTTATTGTTGCCCATCGACAATTTCCCGGTTCATAATCACCGTCGTTGTCAATCCGGTCAATTGTGTGCTTATTAGAAGGAGGCTCGCCCATGTCTTCCAGAAACCTATCAAACCCGCCTTTCCCAAACCATCTGTCGCACACGGAAATCCCACGGCCTCCGTATCTACTGAATCCAGTAGACTTTGGGCGATAGCACCTCTTGAGCATCTGGGACCAGATTTTATAAGTCCTAGTTTTTGACTTACCGTGAGTTTTAACTCTTTTTGATGTTACATCTCTCGATAAACATCCACAGCTTCTTGTCTGACCAGACTTTAGCGACCCGGCTAAAACCTCTTTCTCGCTTCCGCATTCGCAAACGCACCACCAAGACCACTGACTTGATTTTATGACTAGTTTCCGCACAGCCGTTAGCCGGCCAAACTTACGCCCGGCCAAGTCGCTTTTTTCAGCAGACAGGCATCCGCAACTAGTGGTGTCTCCTTTCAGGAGATAAATGGAGAAGTAGTCCCTACGCGACCCACACTCGCAACTACAGGTCCACCGTGTTCGTCCTTTGGAACTGGAGGATCGACACACAACGGACAGTCTGCCAAAAACCATTCCGGACAAATCCTTCAAAATTGCCACTGATCCGCCTCCGTTTCATGGTCCTGATGGCGTGATTGTATTCCGGAAAGGTGGTGTGGAGAGTATCTTTCTGTCATGCCGCACCCGATCATCCCCGTGAGTGACCCCGGCTGGCGTCCCCTGATGAACACCGGGGGCGGCATGCGTCAGACGCTGCCCGGCGGCGACGACTGGGCCATTTTCACCTACGGCGGGGTCAACTTCGGTCCGTTCACCAAGATCGAGAGTTACGACGTCGAGGTGCGGTACGACGAGCGGATGAACCGCTCCTACAACCAGTTCACGCTCGCCTGCGTCAGCACCGTGACCGGCTCGTCGGCCCCCAGTGCGGACGCCCTCTGCACGCAGATCCGGTGGATCCTGACGCAGCCGAAGCTGCCCCTGCACCTGAGCGGCCGGGCCGTCGGCGAGATGCGGGTGAACGTGGCCGGCATTGTTGACATTCGCAACGGCCCCATCCCGACGGTCCAGTCGTTCGAGTTGAAGGGGACGGTGACGGCCGTCTTCCGGTGGACGCTGTCGTGGTGCCTGCCGGATTGCAACGACGCCGTCTACACGGCCGACATGGGGGTGCTGTCCAACACCTACACGGTGTCCACCACGGTGGACGGCGGGTACACGTCGCGGACCATCAGCGGCAAGGTGGTGATCCCGCAGAACTCGTTCGCCCTGGGTGCCCGGTTCCCGGCGAACGCGGCCGACAAGTTCATGAAGATCGCCGACGGGCGGCCGGGGTCGATCTTCCCGGAACTGCCGCCGTACTTCCGCCGGGGGCCGTACACCTACACGCTCAGTCCCGACCGGTCGGAACTGGCCTACTCGATCACGGACACGCAGACCGGGTATCAGGCCCCGCCGCCGGGGTGCATTACCGCCGAGGAGAGTTACGAGGCCCACTCCGACTCCAAGTTCCTGTTCCAGTGGTCGGCGACGGTTTCGGGCCGGTACGAGATCCCGTACAACGGCAACCCGAACGACGCGGTGAACGCCTTCTTCGACTTCGCGGCCGGCAAGTTGGACTACATCGTCAACATGCAGAAGCAGCAGAAGGACGCCAACGGCAACCCGGTGGCGAACCGGCCGAACGGGCTGATCCCGACGGCCTTCTCGTTGGGCGAGCCGGAGGTGCGGGGCAAGCGGATCGTCGCCCTGTCGCTGACCGTGTATTTCGTCAGCGGTCTGAAGAACGTGATCGAGCAGTCGGGCATGTGGCGGCAGGTGAACAACGGACAGTGGCAGGCGTGGTTCGACACGATGGGGTTCGTGTTCAACCCGCTGGGGACGGCCCGCTTGGACTTCGGGTTCAACCGCGACGTGTACGTCGATCTGTGCCAGCCGAACACCAGCAACTTGGGTCAGTACGCGCCGGGCTTGGGCAACCTGAGGAACCTGCGGCCGGCGAACGTGCCGTTGGTGCCGCAGACGCAGCAGTTGCAGAATAAGCTCAAGCCGCAGCCGAACAACAACTGGCTGTACTACATGGCGTACATTCAGCCGCTGCATGACGCTGGAACGAACAGTGTCGTGACCATGCCGACGGAGCCGCTCACCGGGGCACTAACGGAGTTGACCGGGACGTTCAACGGACTGATCGCGTCGGCGGTGAACGGGGTGATTGCCGGCGGTGCGGAACTGATCGGCGGCAGTCTCATCGGGTCGCTAATTCCGCCGGCCGTCACGCCGCCCGGACAGGGTGCCGCTAGTGGTAATGCCAACGGTGTGCCCGGCGTGCCGACCAACCAGAGCGCCGGCATACTGAGCAATTTAGTCACCGGCACCATTTTTAACGAGCGGCGGGTTAGGCCACTGGTGGTGTTTTACTTCTGCGGGAATGCCGCCCGATACGGCGAGCCGATCGAGGCCCCATTTATCACCACGGTCACGGTTAATGGAAAACAGTTGCCGGTAATTGACTGTCAGCGTGAAGAGGACGGCCCGTTCTTCTGGCAGAATACGGTGCCGATGCCGGCGGTCGCCGGCGGTTCTCCGTACCCGCTGTATGTGGCAACGTGGCGACGGCGGTACGGGGTGATCGGACCGGTTCCAGGTGGACCGCTCAAGATCGAAACGCCGCCCAACCCGTTCACCGGCAAGTAGTAGTTTTCACAACTTCCAGAGAGGCAGTCAGATGCATCGCGTTCCGAAGAACGTCGGCCTGGTCGAGTTCGACTTCGGGGAGGACGGCAAGCCGGACGAGGTGGCGATCAACGCCTTCGAGTTCCGGGATTATGTGGCCAACCACGCGGCGCAGTTCAAGGCGTCGAATGGCGAGGACTGGGCGGGTCCGCTGGTGGCCGCCTTCTTGGGTCGTCCGTACTCGGCCGAGGAGTGGTCCGAGGGGCGGGCCAGCTTCGTGATGGAGATCCTGTTCGAGGAGGTGGCGAAGGCAAAAAAAGCCGTGCCGGCTTCCGCTACGCCCGCCTAGCCCGACTTTACAACGGCCTGGACGCCTTCCCGCCGGGCATGCCGGTGGCGGAGAAGGTGTTCTGGCTGGAGGCGGCGGAGCCGGCGATCCGGGCCGAGGAGCGGTTGCGGGAGGGGGAGGTGGACCCGGCCGACGTGTTCAAGGTGGCGATGGCGGCGACGGGGGACGAGAAGGAGGCGGCCGAGTGGGTGTCGGCCTACCAGCGGTCGGACGCGAAGGCGGCGGCGGCCCGGTGGCACCGTCAGTAGCCCGAAGTAGCAACTATCCTGTGCCAATATGGAAAACTCCGCGATCCGAATCACGAAGCCGGCGAAGGCGGAGCCGAGGAAACCGCGCCGGTTCGACCCCGACAACCAGCCGGGCCGGCAGTACGTTCCCAACTCGCACTGGGGGCCGTACTGGGGGGTCGGGCTGCGGTTCGCGTGGGACGGGGTGCCGCCGTTCTTGGCGTGGCGGGACGTGCCCCGGATGCAGGTCGATTACCGGATCAACGAAGCGGTGATGATGCGGACGGCGCTCATCCTCCAGTCCCACTACGAGGTGGAGTGCAACGACGAGTCGGCGAAGGCGTGGATCGAGGACACGGTGGACACGGCGTGGCGGCGGCTGGTGCCGGGCATGTTGCAGCAGTACTTCTACTGGGGGTACTCGTGCAGCCTGCCCAGTTACATCCAAGATCCGGACAATCCGGGGTTCGTCAGTCTGGCCGGCGGGCGGCTGGTGACGCCGACGACGGGGACGCCGCACGTCTGGACGGAGGGGCCGTACACGGGCCGGTTCTACGGCATCGACCTGGCGACCTCGACGGGCATCGGGGCGGGGGCCATCTCGCGGCCGATGTCGCGGCTGCCGGGGACGGACCGGCCGTACTGGCAGGGCGGCGAAGAGGACGACCCGATGATCCCGGCCCCGTGGGCCATGTGGTTCGGCGGGATGGAGTCGGAGTGCCCGCTGTACGACCGCAGCCCGCTGTGCGGGGCGTATATGCCGTGGCTGGAGAAGGCGATGCTGGGCGGGGCGACGGACACGCGGCGGACGTACTTCCGGCGGGCGGCCATCCCGCCGATGATGTGGCGGGTGCCGCTCGGGCCGCTCGACCCGAACAACCCGGACGGGACGACGTGCATGGAGTGGGCGGCGGCTTTGGCCGCGTCGCTGGAGAACAACTCCATGCTGATCGTGCCGGACGTGCGGGCGGTCGGCGGCATGCCGGGCGAGCGGACGGAGCCGCAGTGGGGGATGGAGCCGGCCCACGGCCTGTCGCAGTCGGTGGACGTGATCGCGTATGTGGACAAACTGGACCAGGAGATCCTTCAGGGGTTCCTGATCCCGCCGGAGGTGCTGGGGGCGGACGGGTCGGGGTCCGGGTACTCCGGCCGGCAGATCCCGCAGCAGATGCTGTACGCGGAGACGGACAAGCTGGCGATGCGGATGCTGGACCAGGTGGACCTGTGCATCCTGCGGGAGACGGTGCCGCACAACTTCGGCGAGCGGGTGCGGTGGCGGCTGAAGCACATCCCCTTCGTCGAGGCGATGCGGCGGATGGAGCAGCAGGGGACGGTGGACGGCCAGCAGCCGCCGCACGTCGGCGTGGAAGTGGAGGGCGGTGAGGGGGGCGGTGGTGGGCACCGTCACCCGGCGGCGACGGAGGCCGCCCACTCGCCCGAGGCGTCGCACCTGGTGCCCTACGTCGGCACGCGGGGCGGCGTGGGCAAGAAGAACGTGATCACGGGCCGGATCCAGTACGAGACGCTCGGCGGGGCCGCCAAGCAGGTGGCCGGCAACCGGACGGGGACGAACCTGTCGCTGCCGGGCACAGCCATGCCAGAGAAGGACGAGGATGAAGAGGAAAAGCCGATGGGCTGCCTGATGGCGGTCTGCCCGCCGTCGTTCGCGGACAAGGTGCGGGAGTTGGCGAAGTCGCTGCCCAAGTCGGACATCAAGAAGGGGGAGGACGCGGGGGAGCCGCATGTGACGGTGCGGTACGGGCTGACGGAGCGGACGGGCGACCCGGTGGTGAAGTTGCTGGCGGACGAGGAGCCGGCGGAGGTGGTGGCCGGCTGTCTCGGCTGTTTCGAGGGGGAGGAGTTCGACGTGCTGTACGTCGCGTGCGAGGAGGCCGACTGTCTGGTCGAGTGGAACCGGGCGGTGGACGAGTCGGACCTGCGGAAGGAGCCGCCGACGTTCAGCGAGTACATCCCGCATGTGACGGTGGCGTATCTGAAGCCGGGGAAGGGGAAGAAGTACGTCGGGCGGGACGACCTGGACGGCGAGCGGTGGGTGGCCGACGTGCTGGAGTATCACCGGCCGGACGGCGAGGTGGACCGCGTGACCCTGTGGCCGGGCGAGCAATCGCTGCGGTCGGCCCTGCTCGGGAGTGCGTGCTGATGGCCAAGTCCGACAAGCCCGGCAAAGCGAGCAAGCCTCCGGTCCCGCAGGCCCAGGCCCCCGCACCGAAGCCGCCGTCGCCGACCCAGCCGACTCCGAAAGTCGAGCCGCCGAAGTCGGTGCCGATGAAGGACGTGACCCCGGATCGCACGCCGACCGGCCGTGGCCCGGTATATTCCACTCGTGCGAAAGCGGTGGCAGCAGTTCCCAAGGACGACACACCGTCAATGGTGCTAAGGAAGCCTACCGACGTGAAGGCGGAGCGAGGCGGTCGTGCGGCCCAGCCAACGGCGACTGCTCCGGTCAAACCGGCGGCTCCGGCTGCTCCAGGCACTCCGGCTGCTGCCACCCCGCCGACTCCGGCCAAGCCAGCCACTCCACCGCCGGCTGCGGTGGTTCCGGGCACTCCTGCGTCTGCCCCTGTAACCCGTTCGGCGTCGGCCCCCGCGAAAGTTCCGTCGGCGGCGGAAGTCGAGGCGGAGATGCCGGCGTCGTCGGTACTTCGGCCCGAGTTCGATGCGGCCGGCGGTTGGGACTCCGGAGGGTCCCAACCGGTCGAGATGACGGCCGAGCAACTGGCGGCGATGCCGGACGAGCAGTTCGTGGCCGTTCAAGCCGCCGGACAAGGCGGGGTGCCGGGCGGCGGGCAAGTCGCCCAAGAAGCCCAAGGTCAAACGCAAGGCCAAGTAGCCTCCGACCCGTTTGCAGACGAACTTGGAAAAACGTCTCAACCGGCTCCCGCTCCGGTTCGCCCAGGACGACAGCAGGACGGGACGTTTCGGTCGGCCAGCCGAAACGAATTCGATCTGATGAGTGAGGACGAGCGAAAGTCGTACTTGGAGCAGTACGACGAAGCGAGAGAGCAAGACAAAAAAGACAAGGCGGCCTCCGGTCAGCCGACCCAGAAAGTGGAGGCTGTGCCGCCGGCGACTCGGGCCGACCAGCCGACCGTCAAGACGGGTCCGTGGAAACCGCCGACCGGAATTCCCAAGGGGGCATCGCCGTCGATTGCCAAGCGGTACACGGATCAGGTCGAACAGTTGCAACGGGACTACGGACTGGGAACGGACAAGCCGAATTGGGACGGCGTCCTCGGCGTGCTGAAAGAGGAACTGTTCAAGAATCCGGAGCAGAAGAAGCGACGGCAGGGGTCTCAACTGAAGGCCATCGCCGACGCATGGGAAGAGGGCACGCAACAAACTCTACCGGACTGGGTCCGTCCGCAAATCGACAAGTTGCTCGGCACCGAGAGCCAGCAGGCAGCGTCCGCACCGACCCAGCCGCAGCAGCCGACGCCGCCGCAGGGCGGACCCGTGCCGCAGCCGACAGACCCGCAGCCGGTCACGCCGGGTGACGGTCCGAAGCCCATGCCGTTCGAGGATCCGCAGGGAATGGCGGTCAGCACCGACGCGCTGGTGAAGGGCAACCCGGATTACTACCTGCCAGCCCTCGACTCGATCCTGAAGCGGGAGATGGCGGCCTTGGCGAAGACGACCGGCGGTCCGAACTACATCGACCGGGTGCGGAAGATCGCCAACCTGATGGCGGTGTACGAGAACAACGCGAACGGGCCGTATGCCGGTCGGGCCGACTTCGAGGGGATGGCGGGCGGCTACCTGCAACAGCCGAAGCCGCCGGAGCCGCCGACGGCCCAGCAGGAACTGGAGGCGGCCATCCCCGGCTTGGCCCCGGTGCCGGTAGGCAAGCCGATTCCGGTTGCGATGCCGGTGCCGAAGAAGCCTCGGATTAACAAGAAGCCCGGCGGAACTCCGGCCGCCAAGTCCGCCCCTTCTCCCGACCAGCCGGTCAAAGCCGGGGGGCCGGTGCCGATCGACTCGGTCGTCCGAATGGCCGGCAATCCACAGTCGGAACAGAACCTGAACCTGATCCTGGCCAAGCGTGGCCCGGTTAAGCCGGGCCAGGCGAAGTCGATGCTCTCGGACTTGGCGGCGGCTGTTCGCGGCGGGGCGTCGGAAGTCACGCGACGGATCGGCGACCGCACCTACCGCCTGTACTACGACCGGGATCCGAAGACGGGCAAACCGCAACTGAAATTCAAAGAGGACATCGTCCCGCTGGTGGCCGGAGAGCCGGCGGCCACAGCCGACACGGGCGAAGTCGTCCCACTGGTCGATGCGGCCAAGTCGAACACCCCCACTGGCGGTGGGGCGGCGACGCTCGGCCGTCGCATTAGGACCACAAAGCTTGGATCGGCTGCCTCGCCGCGTCCGGCCCCGACCGTTCCTGAATCGCCGGCCGCTTCCCCCGTGCCGGGAGCGGCCATTCGGTTTCCGGTCAAGGCGGGCAAGCCGGTCGAGCCGACGGAGCCGGGCCAAGGTCCGGCCGACTCGGTGCGGGAGGCGGTCGAGCGGGCTGCACCGGCGATGCGACAGCAGTTGGCAGATCGCGGCATGGTAGACGAGGCAAAGGTCGGTGCGATCATCGAGTCGGCGGCTCAGGCGGTGGACTACGCCCTGAACAACAGCCAGCCGAGTGGCAGTAAGCCGTCGCGGACCTACGTCGATCTGGGCGAGGGCGACGACACGGTCAAGGCGGTCCTCGACGTCTTCCCGACGGCCAACGGGCGACAGAGGTACGTCCTGCGACTGTTGCCCAGTGGCCAGCAGTCGCCTGCCCAATCGGCACCGGCGGCGATGGACCCCGGCTCGACGGTCATCCGTCCGACCACCGCGTCGGGTGAAAGTTCGCTCGGCTCCGGCCCAGTTTCTTCGCCGACGACTTCCGGTTCGACGCTGATGCCGGCTGGCGGGATCGTTATCCGCAACAGTTCTTCGGAGCCGCAGGACGCGAGCAGCGAGTTTACGCCATCGGAAACGCCGACTCCTTCGACCGGCTCGTTCCGGGTCGCGTCCGTACCCACGCTTGCTCCCAAGCAGACGCCCCAGCAGGTTGGGGGTCCGATGCCCGACCCGGTGTACGCTTTGGACCAAAATCTGTGGCGACTAGACATCAACACGCCGAAGGACGTGGCGGCGGCGAAGGGCGTCATCGACGAGGCGGCCGACTTCATCCGCTCGTCGCAGGGCACCGGCGAGCAGACGATTCTGGTCGGCAACCAGCCCGTGAAGGTGTTCGTCGATCGCAAGGGCGTGCAGTTGCAGTTCCCGGACGGGGACAAGGTGCCGTACAGCCCGGCCCAGTCGCCGATGTCGGGTGGCCGATCGAAGGTGGAAGAGGTGCCGGGTCAGCCCTCGGTGTCACCGGATCGACCGTCGGATGCCGAGCCGAGCACCAAGCCTTGGTTCACGCCGGGGACTGCTCCGCTGCCGAAGGGCTTCCGCGTGCTGCCCACCCCGCAGCCGACGACGACACCGGAATCGCCGATCCCGACGACGCAAGCCGCCGCCGGTCAAAAGGCGAGTCCGATCGTCATCCGGTCGTTCAGAACGAGTCCGTCTCCGCCGTCACCGGTACAGTCGGTCGTGGAGACGCAGCCGCCTGTTGCTCCGGAGCCGCCGGCCCCTGCCGTCGCAACCCCGGCAGACGAGTCGAAGTACGTCTCCGACTTGCAGAAGTTCAAGCGGAACAACTACCAGTTCCCGATGGCGATGCCCAAGGACGGCGGCGTCAGCCCGGCTCTGTGGCAGGAGTTCGACGCGCTGCGGAAGGGGCCGATGCGGCGGGAGTTCGAGCGTGGCGATCCGGCCTCGCGGGAGTCGCTGTTCAAGAAACTGTGGGACATGGACGGGGGAAAGTACCGACCACTGCTGGTGCCGCCGGCGGTCAAGAAGCCGACCAAGGTTGGGGGTTCGGCCCCGGCCAGCATCCGCGTGACGGCTCCGGGCGTGGCCTCGCCGCCTCCCCGGCCGACCGCGACCAGCGCCCCGCCGAAAGTGGCGAAGCCGTCTACGCCATTCGAGGAGTTGCGGGAGGCGGCTAAACGGGGTCAGATCCCGACCGATTCGACGGCATTCGCCGAGTGGAAAGACGAGTGGCTGGCTTCCAAAAAGGCCGAATTGGAGGCCATGACCGACGCCGAGTTGGAGGAATACATCGCCGGACAGAGCACCAAGGAGATGCCAGGGTTCGACACGCCGGAAGGCAAACTGCGGGCCATATCCGGCGTCAAAACCGCCGCCGAATTGGAGGCCATGAGCGATACGCAACTGGAAAAGTACGGCGGCAAAAAGGTGACGGCCAATAACCGTCATAAGTTGATTGCGGAACTGTCTCAAGACCTGCCGGTGGCCGATAGCCCGAAGCGTGAGCGGGTGACAAGGAAGAACCGGCAGGCCAAGATTGCCGAACTGACCGAAGCCCTTGCAGACGCGGCCGATCAGATCCCGGAGAGTCGGCAGATTCAATCGGAAAAGGCCAGAAGGGCCGTGCAGAGTCAGGTCGAAAGTGTAGCCGCCGCCAGGGCGTTGCTGGCCTCCGGCAAGAGGCCGACGACGCCGGAAGAGGTCGCCGCCGAGGACGCCGCCATCGCTTTGGTTCAGGAAGACGATCGTCGGCGGGAACAGAAAGAACTGTCCGACGCCGAGGCCGAGCGAGCAGAAGCGTCTCGGACGCTGGCCGATGCCGAGCGACTGGCAGACCAGTTGCGGATGCGAGCCGCCGGACGGCTACACGAGCAACTGAGAAGGATGTTCGGTCATGAGGACGAGGACGGGCCGCCGGTCCAACTCTCCGTTACAATACCCCGGCGGCGTCCGCTGGCGTTCACCGTCCGAAGCAAACTGCTAGGGGTTTAACATGCACGACTTGCCGCAGGTGCCCGAGCGGGTGCGGTCGGTGATCGAGGAATACTGCCGCCGCAAGTGCAGCGAGGCGGAGACGGCCGCCTACGCTCGCGGGGTCGTCGCCGGCAAGGAGGAGATTCTGGCGGTCCTCAAAGCGGTGTCCGCATTCCAGCCAGTCGCGGTAGTCGGTCAACCCAGTGGCGTGGGTCAATACGCCAACCAGCCAAATGTCTACGCACCCGTCACTCCGTCCCCGGTAGCACTTCCGCAAGTGACTGCCAATCCGGTAGTTGTCACGGAAGTTACGAAAGTCGAGCCGGTCAAGGCTCCGATTCCGGAGGCGTTGCTGTCGCGGCCGGTGGCGGCGATCATCGCGGACATGGAGGACGGCGAGGAGCTTGGCACGGCCGGGTTCCGGGACGCTCTCGACGACCTGTTCGGCGACGAGCGGTGGGGCGACTTGGACCGGCAGGAACTGGTGCGGTATGTCATGCTGATGGTGCAGGAGGAGTTGGCCGAGCGGGGGGTAGACCCGTCGCCGGTGCTGTCGATGGTGCGGACGCTGGGCGAGTGCGGCGGCGGCCAGCCGTTCGAGGCGACGCTGCTGTCGCTGACGGACCCGACGCTCCTGTCGTGGCAGGCGGTTCCGCTGCGGAACCCGAGGGGCAACTTCCGGTTCGCGGCGGAGAACCTGGAGACGGGCCAGAAGCGGTACGGCGAGAAGGCCATCGCCCACATGCAGCACGCGAATAAGGACAAGCACGAGTTCGCCGAGGGAGAGCGGCAGCCGTATGACCTGAAGGGCGAGCGGACGCTGATGGAGCACACGGAGGCGTTCCGCAAGGCGAAGGACTCGCTGTCGGAATTGGTGGAGTCGCTGCGGGCGGGCGAGTCGGTGCGGCCGGGCGATCTGGCGGACTTCCAGGACCGCATCGGGCTGCTGCCGGTGTCCGACCTGCGGACGCTGCGGAAGCAGTTGTCGAACAGCCTGACGGGGCGGGTGAAGGCGGGCAAGACGAAGGCGGATCGGGTGGCGGGCATCCAGGAGTCGCTGGGTCGGCTGGTGGA